GTTGGCCGCCTCGGTGGTGATCCGCATCCGGTAGGTCATCTCGATCTCCTCGCCTCGCTCCGTCTTGCTGATACCCATAGTCTACCCGATGTCACTCGGATGTCAATGACTATTTTGCTGCCACTCCACCACCTGGCCATCGGCGTAATGACTGTGCAGCACAGCTATCCCGCACCCGGACGGGCAGCCCACCGCGGTGCTGAGCTCGCTGAGCGCCGGCACCGGCATCGCGATGCGCGCCGTCTCCGCGCCGTGCCCCGGCTCCACGGTCTGCCGCCGGCGCTCCTCCGTCCAGGGCGGCACGAGGCGCGTGTTCCTGGCCGCCTCACGCGTTGCCCTGGCGACCTCTGCCAGCCGCTCGTCCACCGCGGCGAGCGCCTGCTCCAGCTCCCGCATCCGCAACGCCAGCTCGCCCCGCTGCGCCGCTAAGTGCGCCAGCTCAGCATCCATGTAAGCCCCCTCGTTTCAGCGTGGCGCGCAAGTTCTCCAGGTGACGCCCGGCCTTGCGGCGCGCCTTCGCAGCACCCGGCGGCGGCACGTGCACGATCGTCACCCCGTCCGGCGAGCGCCACTGTTCATGCTTCGACCCGGGCGAGATGCGCCAGCCCGCACGTTGAGCGAGCTGGCGCAACCGTTCGACCTCAGACGCCACGAAGATCACATCCCCTGCACGGCTTGCTTACGTGAAACCTTCTTAACAATGGAGCCATCCGCCCGGTGCGTGTGCTCCGGACCAATCACCGCCGCGTCCGGCGCCCGCGCCGGACCCTGCGCCACACACCGCGGCGCGCCCGGACAGCGAATGATCTTCTTGTGCAGCGCGCCGGCCGCCGCCCGCTGCCGTGCCGCCTCCACCCACGCCTCGCCGCACGCCGCAGGGTCGGCCAGCCACTGCCGCAGATCCGTCACACCGAGCGCCAGGAACGGCGGCAGCGTCTCGCCCGTGATGCACACCGAGGTCCACGCATCCCCGCGGCGCACCGCGTACCCCGCCCACGCCCCGCTGCGCCGGAACCGCACGCTCCACACGTGCTTGCCGCCGAGCACGCTGTGCCGTACCACCGTGTCCCAGCCAGCCGCCATAGCGTCAGCGTCCAGCGCGTGTACCGGCGCTGGCAGCGCATGCCCGCAGTACTCGCCACGGCACACCACGGCGCCGCTGACCGCCTTCTCGTGGCCGGCGTAGCTACAGGTGGCTTCCACACGCGCCGTGGCGCAGATCGGGCACCCATTCTCAGCCCGCTCAGCGGCCCGTGGAGCCAGCGAAACGGCGTACCCACCCTGAGCCATAGGCGGCGGCGCTACGGCCGGGAGACGCAGAATGGTGGCCGCCACGGAGGCTTCTGCGAGACGGCACGGACCGCATAGCGCGTTAGCGACCTGCGACGGGTCGGCCAGCGTCTGCTGACCGCACCGCCGCACGCACGCCACGCGCACCAGGTGCGAGCGATCGATCGGCAGCGCCTCCGCCTCTTCAATCTCGAACGGCGCGGTCACGATCGCTCACATCCAATGCGCCACCGCACGCGCGACACCCCGCCGGCGCCAACCGGATCACGGATCTCGCGCAGCGCAACACTCGAATCAGCCCACGAGCTGCGTGCGTTCAAATCGGCGTCACGAAGCCATCCAGCGGCCCGCAGGCTCGCTCCACACTCATCGTGCTGCGTGTACGTGTAGCAGCGCAGATACCCGAGCGCTTTGGCCGCACGCCACACAGCGCCGTAGAGCATCGAATTAGCGTTGCGGGCGCCATCGGTGCACGTCCGGTTAACTTCCAGCGTGCGTCCGTCATCGAGAGCACGCGCCACGGGACGGCCAGCGAGTGCGACACCCCGAAGGGCGCCAGAAGCATCCACTAGTCCCACGCCGAACTTCCAGCCGCGCACCGGCTTGCTGTGCCGGTGATGTTCCGCCACAAACGCGTTTGCCTGCCGGAGAGTGACCGGCACGATCTCGAACGGGGCGGTCATTCCTGCGCACCCGCCTTGACCATCTCCAGCGCCACGACGGCAAGCGGGTCCGGTGCGGCGCGCACCACGATCAGCACACCCGGCTCCTCGCCCGGCTCGCACCAGCGCTTGTAGTTCATCCCGCCCACGCTCAGCGAGTCATCCTTGATCACGCCGGACTTGACCAGCGCGTCCAGCACCGCTCGGCGCAGCGTGTCCTCATCACCGATCGAGATCGCCGTGGGCCACTCGCTCGCGTGGCTCGGCCAGACAGAGCCGTGCTCCGCCGCCTCAGCCCTGCTCAGCTCCCGGTCGAAGCGAAAGAAGCAGTGCACCTCCACGGGCAGCGCGTACGGATGTCCACCGTCCACCCGGAACACCTTGCCCCCGGCGCGATCCATCTTGATCCCAAGCTGGTTCTGGATCGACCAGTTGAGCAGACGCATCCACGTCACCAGCTCCGGGCGCTCCTTCGCACCGCCGAAGCTGCACGCGCGGCCAGCAGTGCCGCGCCGGTGTACCGGCTGCATGTGGCCCTTGGTCCGCGGACGCCCGGCCACGAACAGCCGGGCGATAACCTCCGCGCTCATGCCGGCGTCACCTCGGCCAGCTCCTCCGGCTTCCAGGCCCGCCTCTGCCCGTCCGTGTGGATCAGCACCACGGGGTAATCCCCGCTGCGCAGTTCGACCACGGTGCCGATCTGGCCGTGCCGGATCGAAGTGTCCGTAGCAACCCGGGCGCGTCCCCAGATCTTGAAGTCCTTCATGATCCACTTCTCCTTGCCTCGTTCATCCGTCACCACGAGCCTAGCACCAAAGTCACTCGGTATCAATTGGGATCTTGTCTCTTGACTACTTCGTCCTCTCCGGAGCCGGATGCACTCCGGGTTGGGGGGTCCTACGGACACCCCCCCCGTGCCCGGAGTGGGTTGCATGCGCTCCCGGAGTGCTACCCGGAGTGCACCCGGAGTGCCCGGGAGTGGCTGGTCAACGCACTCCGGGCACTCCGGCAGACATCGATAAGCGTTAGCCGGAGTGCTCCCCGGAGTGCTATAGCACTCCGGGGAGCTTGCCGGAGTGAGGCTTATCCCGCATTGTCCGGATTCGGCAACTGCTTCAAAGCGACCAGGTTGATGGCCCATTTCTCGCCCCGGGGGTTGAACAGCACCCTCTCCTGGCCGACCTCCAGCTCCAGCGCGCGCGTCCAGGAGCCGTCCCACGTCTTGCGGTCGAGGTGCTCCGGCATCTTGGAGCGGATCGGCCGGCCGCCGTACCACCGCGCCCGGACGTTGCGCTCCACCTCGCTCTTGGTGAGCCCTTCCTGGCCGCCGAGCGTCCGCAGCACCTGAAGGATCCGCCGCGCGTTGTCCCCGCGGTTGTGCCCGTACACCTGCCACGTCCACAGCTCGGGCTCAGGAACGTCGAGCTCCTGGCCGGGCTCAACGGCCACCGGCGCCGCTTCCGCCGCGTCCCACGGCGTGGGGTCGGCCAATGCCAGCGAGGTGAGCGGATCACCGTCCATGTCGATGCCGACCTTATGGATCTTGAAGCGCAGCGGGATGGGCTCGACCTCGCGGAGATCCTTCTGCTTCTCCACCCGCAGCTCGCCGGTCAGCGCCTCGGTGCACGCCACCACTTTCAGCTCCGTGTCCTGCGCCCCGTCCAGCGCGCTGCTGCCGCGCGCGTCACCGCCGTTGCGCCCGGTGTGGTGGATCGGCACCACCGCGGCGCCCGTGGCCCGCTCAATGGCGCTCAGCGCGTCCACCACGATGCCCATGTCCTTGGCGCTGTTCTCCTCCAGCCCCACCGTGCTGCGCGCCTGCGTATCCACGATCACCATCACCGGCGCCAGCCGCCGGCACGCCTCCACCAGCACCGCCCAGGCAGCGAAGTCAGCAACCTGGATTGGCCGCGGCAGCGTGCGCACCGTGCCGGGCATCACGCCGTGCTCGATCTCCCACGCCTTGATCCGTTCCCCCATGCCCGGGCCACCCTCCGCGGCGATGATCACCACGGACCCCTGCGTCACCTTGCGGCCTTGCCACTCCCGCCCGGCAGCCACGTGTCCGGCCATGTCCAGCGCCACGAAGCTCTTGCGGCTGCCGGGCGCGCCGATGATCCACGTGATGCTGTTGAGGTTGATCAGCTCCTTGATCAGGTAGCGCCGCGGGGGCCGCTCCTTGATCTGATCCGGCGTCAGCATCTCCGCCAGCAGCGCCTCCACGGCGTCCGTGGTCACCGCCGCGGCAGCCTCCGCGGCGTCCGGCCGAGCCAGCGCCACCCACCCCTCATCAAGGTCGCCACTGTTGCGCGCCTCGCGCTGACGGGCGATGCCCCCGGCGATGGCCCGCAGGTCCCCGCCGTCCAGCGAGGTGTAGCCGTGCCCGCCCGCCTCATATGCGGCCAGCAGCAGCGCCTCCGTGGCCGTCTGATCCCAGAAGCACGGGTAGTGCGCCACCGCCCGGGTGAAATCAGCCACCGCCTGCCACAGCCCGTTGGGCGAGCGCGTGTCGCGCACCCGCTCCCACAGCGGCAGGAGCCGCTCCTGCGCCTGCGCCCTGGTCATCGGCCGGTCGCGGTGCACCACCGTGCTGCCGCTGCCCACCGTGCTCGGGGTTCCGAACGGCGAGCCGGCCAGCGCCTGCGCTGAGCCGCTGACGGAGCTCGCGGCGCGCTCCTTCTTGCGCCCGCCCGGCGGGCACGCCGCGGCGAGCTTCTCCGGCACGATCGGCAGCGCGCTCCAGTCCGGCGCCCCATCCGGCCCCCACCGGTACCGGCCATAACCCGGTACATAGGTAGGCACCATGAAGATCGTGCCGCCTACGCCGCGCCCGTCCACTGCGGTCGGCTCGCCGTGCTGGCTGAACAGCTTTGAGCCGGTGCCTACCGTGCCATCCGGATCGCGGTACCAGACGTGCACGCCCCCGCCGGGCGTGAAGCTCATCTGCTCCGGGCGCCACGGCGTATCGGCCAGCTCACTGGTGAGGCGCTCCAGCCCGTCCAATCCGTCCGCGTGCATATCTGCGTCCGCCACGGCGAGGTGACTACGGCCCATGTCCACGCCGATGCCGGCGCCCGCGTACTGGCCGTCCCACCAGGCGCGCACCTGATCGAGATCGTCCGTGGCCATCTCCGCCCATGAGCGGATCGGGACATGCACGTCCTTCTTGCCGTCCGGCTTCAGGCCGCGGATGAACACCGGGTAGACCTTCAGTCCGGCGGCGGCATACGACAGCGCCGCGTTCAGCAGCTCATTGGGTGACGGCGGCACTTGCTGGCCGGTCATCGTCCGGCCGCCTTGGTCTCTGTCAGGCGCTTGATCGAAGTGACTCGATCGCCGCAGCGGCAGAACTCCTGATCAACACGCAACTTGCTCTTGCAGTTCAAGCAGCGCCACGGCTCGTTGCTCGTGATTGTCATGGTATGATCGCCTCGCATATCTCGCCTTGCACTGATGCAGATGGATCAGCCCCGGTTCCAGGAATTCGCCTCCCTGGTTACCGGGGCTGTTTCGTGCGCGCCTTCGGGTGAGCGCTGACGTTACTCCGGCGCGCTGAACGCCACCGGCGCCGCAACAGCCCCGCGCCCGGCCTTGATCAGCTGGAGCGTCACGAGCCGGTCGTCCTTCTCCAGCGCCGCCAGCCCCGGGCCGTACGTGTCGCGAGCGTAGGCCTTCGCGTACGCCGTGACGTACTCCTGCACGTCCACCCCAGCCCGCGCCGCCAGCGCCTCCACCCGGGCCACCTCGCCGGCCTGCTCGCTGAGCGCCGCCTCCACTGCCGGCGCCAGCAGGTCCTCGATCACCCGGGCGCGGCTGCCACGCGTGATGATCCGCAGCACGTCCGCGCCGTCCTTGACACCGGCGTCCACCAGCGCCACCAGCTGCTCCTTCTTACCCGCCATGACAGTCTCCTCCTCTCCGGGGGCGGTCGGTCCGATCCCGGCTCACGATCAGGCTACTCGATGTCACTCGGTTTCGGTAGCTACCCTGTTGACTTCCGAGTGACATTGGGTAGGCTAGGGGTATGAAGATTGAGAAGCTGGGAGTGCGGATCACGGACGTGCCGCTGCTCCAGAACGTCATCATCACGCCGGAGCACATTGAGATCAACGGCAAGTCCTTCGCGGGTGCCGAGGTGCAGGAGATGCGCGACGCGCTGACCGAAGCGCTGACCGCCTACACCGAGTTGAGCGCCACCTTCGGCAACCCGCCAGCCACCGGCTTCTTCATCGGTCAGGAGCTGACCGGCGATGAGCAGCTGCCGGTCGGCACGGTTGTGGTGGATAAGGACAACGATCTCTGGACGTTCCGTGGCGACCTCTGGGAGTCCGCAGACGATGACACGGTGAGTGTCAATCACTGGCCCGGCACAGTTGAGCGCTACGCCCCGGTCACCATCATGAGCCTGCCGGGCGGTGCGCAGTGATCACGGCGCTCGCAGTGGTGGGGCTGTGCATGTACGTGGCGTCCGCCCTGATGATCGGCGCGATGGTGGGCAACTACCACCTGAGCGAGAGCAGCGGCACGCTGCCCGCGGCATGGGGTCTCGGCTTCCTCACCGGCGTCGGCTGGCCGATCCTGTTGATCGTGCTGTTCGCCTCCATGATCCGATACAACATCCGTAACCGCCGCCTCCACCGCGAGGTGGCCACCATCATGCGCGACACCGAAGGTGCGGCATTCTGGATCGGCCAGGTGCTGGCCGGCGATGAGAACCCGCCCATCGGCACAGTGGTGTTCGACGCCGAAGAGGACAATTGGCGCAAAGGCGAGCACGGATGGGTGCAAAGCGAGAATCCCCTTAAGGGTGGTCATTATTCGCTGAAGCAATTGCGCGAAAAGTTCGGCCCGATCGTGCTGGTGAGTCTGTCGACCACCGAAGGCGAGGGGTCATGACGCGGACCGCGGCACGGCTGAAGAGCAAGGCGCGCCGGGCGCGCCGGGCGGAGTACGCGGGTGACATGTTGTGCCTGATCGGTATCGCCGTGCCGTTCATGCACGTCCTCGGGCAGGCAGCGCTCGGCTGGAGCCAATTCGCGCTGATGCTGCCGTTTATCCTACTGGCGTTGCTCGGCATGCTGATCAGCGTGCTCGGCATGACGCTGGCCGACCAGTACGACGGCGAGCTCGAAGCGTTGACCGCGGCCAGCCTGCTCTGCCCGGCGTGGCACAACGCGGGCATGGGGTACGACTCGGACGGCGAGTGGTGGCGCATCGGCTGCACCCTCGGCGCCGGTCACGCCGGCCACCTCCACCAAGACGCGAGCGGTGAGGTGTTCGTGCAGGTGCTCGACATGAGCAAGCAGGAGGCGAAGGAGCGATGACACCGCAAGAGCGCGCCGTCATCAACGCGGCGATCGAGTGGCGCCGGGCCATCCCGGGCAGGCGGACCGCCCTGACCGTCGATCTGGAAGCATTGATCTGGCAGCTGATCGTCAGCTGTGCCGCCTGTAACTATGAGCGGCACATCTGCCCGGGTTGCGGTGCGAATATCGGTCACGGCGAGACGGCGTGCGCTGCCTGCTCCGATGGGCCGCGCGAGGATCCGGTGCTTATGGTGTGGCACCCGCGGCCCCTGCGGGACGTGCGTAAGGGTGACGTGATCCGGCCCGCAGGCACGGACGCACAGAGCACCGTGACGGACCGGTACTGGCCGCCGCAGCCCGCCACTCGCAACCCGGATGGCGGCGATGGCCTGCCGAAGGACCGTGGCACGTGGCACGTGATCGGCGATCCCGGTCTCGACAAGTGGGCGTACACCCGCGATCACGTGGTGCAGCCGGGCGAGGTGGTGATCTGCCTGGACGGCGGCGAGCCGCGCAACATGGCCCCGGACTTCGCCGTGGAGATCCTGCTGGACCCCGCAGAGATCGCCGCCATCGATGCCATCGGGTGGGACAACCGCATCCGGACCAGTTGACATCCGAGTGGTCTGCGATCAGAGCATCGTCCAGCGAGACGCAACGCGTGCTCGCAGCTCGATTCGGTGTTTCGCAGAGCTTGATCAGTTTTATCAGGAACCGGAAGAACTGGAGTCACATTTGATGCGCGAGCTTCGCTCTTATCAGACGGAGTGCGTGGAGTACCTGCACGCCGCGTGGGCGGCCGGCATCAACCGGCCGCCGGCTGTGCTCGCAACCGGGCTCGGCAAAACGGAGATCTTCACCGACCCCACGCTGCTCGATCCGTTCCTGGATGCCGGCAAGCGCGTGATTTACATCGTGCACACAGATGAACTTGCTGAGCAGGCGGCCAGGAAGGCGCGCCGCAACAACCCCGGCCGTCGGGTGGGCATCGTCAAGGCGGCGGCGAATCAGGTGACCGCGGACATCGTGGTGAGCAGCCGTCAGACGCTTCAGTCCAAGAAGCGCCGGGATCAGATCCGCAACGTCGGCTTGATCGTCATCGATGAGGCGCACCACGCGCTGCGCACCAACACGTACGGCAAGATCCTTGATCATTACGGCGCGTTCTGCGTGCTGGAAGAGGGCAACCTGGGCAACTGCCACGCGCTACATCCGATGGTGGCTGGCTTCACGGCCACGCTGGCGCGCGGCGACAAGGGCAAGCTGAGCACGGTGTGGCAAGCGCCGCCCGGCGGGATCTTCCGGCGCGACATCCTGTTCGGCATCCGCCGCGGCTATCTGCTGGACGTCCGCGGCAAGCGCGTGGTCGTGCCGGACCTGGACATGCGCAACGTGACGCAGCGCGCCGGGGACTTCTCGGACAGCTCGCTCGCGGAGGAGCTGGAGCGCACCTTCGCGCCGGAGGTGGTGGCGCAGGCGTACCTGGAGCACGCACCCACACGCAAGGGCATCGCATTCTGGCCGCTGGTGGACACCGCCTATCACGGCGCCAAGGCATTCAACGAAGCGGGCATCCGCAGTGAGGTAATCCACGGTGAGCTACCACGGACCGAACGGCGAGCGTTACTGGCGCGTCTCCATTCCGGGGAGACGCAAGTGGTTCATGGGGTGGGGGTGCTTACGGAAGGCTTTGACGAGAGCACGGTAGACGTTGTCGTCATTGCGCGCCCGACCAAGAGTGCCCCGCTCTACACGCAGATGGTCGGCAGGGTGCTCCGCCCGGATCTCTCGCTGCCGCCGGCCGAACGTGGCAAGGCGCTGATTCTGGATGTGGTTGGAGCGGGAGCACGTCACGATCTGCGCTCGCTGATCGACCTTTCGCCGGAGCGCATGGAAGGCGTGAACGCCGAAGACGGCGATTCGCTGCTGGAGATCGACATGATGCTCCAGGAGATCGAAGAGCAGCGGCCGGAGCAAGGCGGGGTGGCGCCGGACTTTGCGGAGGACTACAGCGGCGAAACGGCCGTGGTCGAATACGACCCCCTTGGTCGCGCATCGCTGTGGAACCGGACGCCGGGCGGAGCGTGGTTCACCAGCGCGGGCAGCGTCGCGTACGCGTTCCTCGTGGAGTCGCTTGCCGGCGAGCCGAGTCACTACGACGTGGTGCTCTGCTCTCAGCCACTGCTTGGCGTGCAGCCGTGGGCGAAGGCCACGGATTACGTGGATCTCCCGCTGGAAGAAGCGCTCGGGTGGGCCGAAGAGGTGGCGATCGAAGTGGGCGGTCACGGCGCGAAGGCGCTCACCGGGCGCAAGAGCGCGTGGCGCCGGGCCGCGCCCACCGATGCTCAGCTCCGCCGCGCGCACAGCATGGGGATCGACACGACCGGGCTGAACAAAGGGCAGGTGTCCGAGAAGATCGATGCGCTGAAGGCGGCGTACCGGATCGACCCTCTCGTGTCGGCAGTTCAGCTTGCTGCACAGGACGCATAGAGGGTACGATGAACCCATGCTGAGCTGGTGGGATGACGCGTCGATCGTGGCGCGGTTTGAGGCGAAGGTTGATCACGGCGGGCCGGATGAGTGCTGGCCCTGGACGGCGTACCGCATGAAGGACGGGTATGGAATCCTTCAGGTCGGCAACCGACCGATGTTGGCGCATCGGCTCGCGCTGTCCAGGAAGCTCGGCCGACCGCTGGAGCGAACCGAGCTGGCACTGCACAGTTGCGATCACCCGGCGTGCGTCAATCCGGCGCACCTGCGCCCAGGCACCGATGCGGACAACATGCGCGACCGGGATGAGCGCGGGCGGCGCGCCGCGCCGCAAGGTGAGATGAACGGCCGAGCGGAGCTGACAGTTTCTGACGTGCTGGCGATCCGTCAGCTCCTGACAAACGCCAGCCGTCCAAGCTTGGTACAGATCGCCCGGCAGTACGGAGTGTCCAAGGCGACCATCTGTCACATCAAGGCGCGCCGTTCGTGGAATCACATCTAGAAGAAGAGGCGAGATGAGTAGTCCCTTTGCGTTGCCGTCCGAGGTGAAGCCGGTCAAGGGGCCTGGCTACGCGGACATCCCGATGGGCACCCGGCACCCCACGATGCACCGGTACAAAATGCCGCTGCTACCTGGCGAGGTCGGCACCAAGAGCTGCCCGCCCGGCGTGGAGCCGTGGGTGCCCGGCGGCGTGCAGTCGATGACCAACCTGGCGGCCAGCATCTCCGACACCAAGGCTCTCGGCTGGTGGGAGCTGGAGCAGGCGCTCATCGGCGTGGGGCTGCACCCGGAGCTGGCTGCCGAGCTGCGCCGGGTGGTGTACGCGGCCAAGGAGCGCGGTGTCGACTTCCAGGCGCTGAAGGACGAGCCGGAGAAGGTGCTCCGCGGCGAGCTCGCCGCCATCACCGAGCGCGCCAAGGACATCTCCGGCGCCAACGCGGCCCGGGACGCGGGTATCGTGCGGCATGACGTGTGGGAGATCAACGGCAAAAGCGCCGGCTACACCTTCAGCGGCACTGAGCAGATCAACGCGGAGATCAAGACGCTCCGGGAGCTGCTGGACGCCGCCGGCTTCGAGGTCATCCCGGAGCTGTGCGAGCGCACCGTTCGCAACGTAGCGATCAACGCGGCCGGCCGCTTCGACAACATCCTCATGCACCGCCCGTCCGGCCGCCTGCTCATGGCCGACCTGAAGACGAAGCGCAAGCCGTTCTGGACGTGGCTGGAGATGGACGCACAGCTCGCCGGCTACGCGTACGCGGAGTGGATGCTGGACATGGCTCCGCCGGGCGTGCAGATCGGCGCCGCTATGCCCGAAGTGGAGTACGTCTCGGGGCCTCAGTCGCTCGGTGTGGACCTGACCGAAGGCGTGATCCTGCACATGCCGTCTGGGCCAGACGCCGAGGGCAACTGGGAGCCGCGCCTGCACCGGGCCGACCTGGTGCGGGGGTGGCGGACGATGCAACTGGCGCGCGAGGTGTGCACCGTGCGGTCGGACGGTAAGAGCGCCGGCCGCGACCGCGAATCGTACTGGCCTACCAGTTGACATCCGAGTGACGACCTACTAGGGTTGGCCGTAGCAGCAAGGGAAGCGCACCACCCGGTAGCACACGGGTTGCATGGCTCAGAATTTCGCGGGGTGCGCGAGCCGGTAGGTGGTTAGGCCGGTGCACCACACAACTGAATCGCCCCGCCGAGAACCATGGCTGAGACACCCGGAAACGGGATTACATGCCTAGCGGACATGCTGCCTGTTCGAGTCAGGCCGGGGCACGAAGCGAGGAGGGAGACCTCGCCGGACTCGGACTACGCGCGGCCATCCAACCGGGCGTGACGCGGGGACGCTGAAGGCGCCAGGCTCCAACCTGGAAGGCCGGATGACCGCGCGGTACCTGCGGCCGGCTCGATCGGCTTGATGGCGTTGGGGTTCGCGACCCCTGCCGCGCACGAAGTCCGTCGATCCTCATGCATGCGTGCGGTGTAGAGCGGACACGGGAGCCGCACCGTATCGAAGCGGCAGGGGCGGCGGCCCACCAGAATCCGCCGGGCCTGGCGTGAGTGTTGGCTCCGAGAACACCGCACCATTCCGGAGATAGAGCTTCGGCACGCCGGGCCGCACCAAACTTGACAGAAGCTAGGCGAGATCTGACAGGCGAGAGCGAGGCGAGATGCGCAACACCGGCAGCGAGAACGCTGTGCAGAACGCGACCCACAAGGCGGACGTGAAGGCGCGGCGGCTGGAGGCGAGCCGCGCGGAGCGGCACGCGGCGATGCAGCGGTCACGGCGGGCGATCTGATGGCGCGCAAGGTGACGCAGAACGGCGAGACCAAGAAGGTGAAGGGCCAGCGCGGCATGGGTCCGGACACCACCGCCAATTTCCCGTGGACCAAAGGCCCGACCACCCGGGCGCAGCGCATCCGCCGCGCCCTGATCGGGTAGTTTCGGCACCAAGGCGCGGCCAGCGCGGCGCGCCACTCGCCCCGGGTAGACGTACCCACATGGTTAAAGACTGGCGCAGTCAGATCGAGCGGTTCAAATCCGCAAGGGGCACGCAGATCGCACACCGCATCTCGCAAATTGCAGGAGGATTCATGACCAACCCCGGAGATCCGTGGGCCGCCGCCAGTGCTGCCCCGTCCAGCTCCGCACCCGCCGCCGGTAACGCTCCGGCCGCCGGTCCGCTGGCCGCGCACCGCTCGCTCAACCCTGGCGCCAACCCGTTCGCCACGCCGGACAGCATCAACTCCGGCGGCGGCGTCCGCGGCCCGCAGCACATGGACCTGATCGGCCGCCTCATCGTGCTGGAGCCGATCGAGAAGCTGATGGACCAGCCGAAGCCGAACAGCACCAACGGCGAGACGCAGAACTTCTGGTCCACCAACCTCACCGTGCTGACCGGCGGGCCGCTCACCATCGTCACCCCCGCCAAGCCGGCCAACGGCGACCAGCCGGCGCTGCCGGAGCAGTCCAACACGTACGAGCTGCCCTACACCTTCCCGCGGTGGTACGCCTTCGGGGCGTCCTTCACGGCGAAGCTGGACGGGCTGGCCGCCGCGGGGCTGCCGCTGTTGCTCGGCGTGGTCCACCGCTGCCCGACCGGCGCCGGTTACCGCGCGGGCAAGACGTGGCAGCAGGCCACCGCCGAGTACGACGCGTGGGTCGAGAAGATCAAGACGCTCGGCCCGGACCGCGCCGGCACCAAGCCGCAGTTCAGCTGGGGCGTGGTGGACCCGACCGAGGAGGAGCAGGCGCTGGCGCTGGCCTGGTACCAGGCGCAGAACGCCGCCAGCGCCTCCGCCTGATCACCCGAACGTGCAGCACCTCCGGTCACGGCCAGGTAAGACCGGGAATAACAGCCTCCAAACAGGCCGCCGAGGCTCCGGCGCTGGAGGTGCTGCGCTTCGGATGATCAGACCTGGCATCCGCGTCAACGAAAGGGCTCAGCATGAGCACGTACTTCCTCCGCATCGCTAAGCACAGCGGCACCGACAACCCGGACGCACCGCTGGCCTTCGCGTACGGCGACCTGGACGAGATCAGCTACATCGCCCGGCGCCGGATCAAGACGCTGGACGGCAGCGCCGGGACGTTCACCATCCGCCTGATCGAGACGCACGACGACGCGGTCGGCCAGCCCGCGCCGGACGCCGTGCGTGAGGTCACCGCCTTCACCGGTGAAGGTGACACCGCGGCGCTGGTGCTGAAGCGCAAGCTCGCCGCCGAGCGCGCCGAGCAGGCCAACGCGGACCAGACCCCTCCGGAGCTGCCGGACCAGGGCAGCGCGCTGCCGGCCTGATCGTCCTGACCGGCCGCATCTGTCTGCCTGGCAGCGAAGTGAGTGGCAGGTGCGGCCTTCAGGACGATCAGACAGGAGAGGCGAGGCGATGCAGGACAGTGGGTTCTACCTGACGGAGGCAGCGGCGCTGCTGGACCGGGGCAGGCAGCAGGGCAACCGCGTGGAGGGCATGCACGCGCTGGCGCGGCTGGCGGAGGCGCACATGCAGCTGGCCGACCGGTTGGCGGAGCGCGAGGCGGCGGGCCTGGTCCCGCCCGAGACGGTTCACTCGAAGCTGGTGCTGGACTGCCATGACCGGCACTGGCTGCTCGGCGAGGACGGGCAGTATCGGCTCGCCGCCCCCGGCGCCAACGGCACGGCATACGTGGCGGCCGACGCACCCGGACGGGCGCCCGCGGTGCTGGCCAGCGTGTTCGGCCCGCTGCGCCCGGCTGGAGATCGGTCGTGACGGCGTTCAGGGACGCCGTGGAGCGCAACAACGCGGCGGCCGATGCGCGCGCTGCCGCCGCACGTGAACAGCGCGAAGCGGCGGAGCGGTTGCGGCGCAGCAACGCGGAGGCGATCAGGAAGTCAGCTGAGGCGGCGCGAGCGGCGATGCGCCGGCAGTGAACAGCGAGCTCAAGGCGACGGCGCGGACTTCGGTCCGCGCCGCTTTGCTGTCCGGCGCCGTTACGCTCCGGTAAATGTGCAACTTGCACTAGTTGACATCCGAGTGACACGGGGTACGATGAAGCTGAGCCGCCCCGGACGTCAGTTTCCTGTCACCCGGGGCGGACCCCCAATCTGAGGCGAGGCGAGATGCAGGCGATCAAGGCGGAGAGCGGCCAGGGGTGGGCGCGCGGCGCGGTGACCATCGGGGCGGCGCTGTCCGTGTCCGGCAACATCACGCACACCGCGCTGACCGAAAGCGCCGTACACCTGGCCATCCGCATCGTGCAGTCCGCCTTCCTCCCGGTCATCTTGTTCGTGGCCGTGGAGGTGTTCGTCCGGGTGGCGTGGCGGCGCGGATGGCTGGACTTCATCGGCCGCGCAATGCTGATCCTGCTGCCGGGTTTCGGCGCCGGGTACGTGTCCTTCTTCCACCTCCGCGACCTGGCCGTACTGAGCGGCGAGGACAAGGTCGGCAGTATCGCCGGGCCGCTGGCGATCGATGGCCTGATGATCGGTGGCGCCGTGGCGCTGCTAGCCATCCGCGCCGCGCGCCTGATGGAAGACCTCCCGGCCGAACCGATCGTGCCGCTCAGCGAAATCGCGTCCGCGGCGACCGAGGTACACGAGGCGATCGCCTCGCTGCCACGAGCCGAGCCGACAGAGCCTACGCCTGCCGAGGCGGCTCGGTTGGTGGCGGACTTCGCGGCGGCGCAAGGTCAGCCGCTGGACATGTGGCAACGAGACGTGGCAGAGAAGGCATTCGCCGCTCCTCGCCGCCCGCGCGCCACTAGCGAAGAGCTGGAGAAGGCGGTGCGGATGCTGATCGAGCGGCAGCAGATCGCGGACGTGGTGACGGCCACCGGGCTCAGCCTCGCCACCGTGCGCCTCTACGCCAAAGCGATTCAGATCTTGCGCAACAACCCGCAGGCGGAGATCGGTCCGAAGCTGCAAGGTCGCGCCATCAAAGCCGACATGATCGCCATCATTCGTGACGCGATGAACAGGGAGCGCCCGCTGTGAGCCCGGACACGACGCCGCTGATCTACTTCGGGATCGCGCTGTTTATCGGCTGGCCCGTAGCGGTGCGACTCCTGCTGGAGTCTTTCGCTTCGGCTGATCCAAAGATCGGTAATGGCGCCCGCTTCGGAGCGGCGCTGATCGGTCTGTGCTTCTGCGCGTTCTGGCCGCTGCTGCTGGTGATCGGCCCGATGATGCTGCTCATGCGGACGCGGCTGTTCCGTACCCGCCCGGAGCGCGAGGCGCTGGAACAGGAGAGGCGCGAGGCGGAGCGGCGTGAGCTGGAGCGGCTGCGCCGCAAGGTACGTGAATACGAGATCAAAGGAGGCGAGCACCTGTGACTCACGGATGCGCGCACAGCCTAGGTGGGGCTGGATGACATGGGGATCTTCACGCGTGACCGCACTGAGAAGGTTGTCGAGTACCACCACTACCCCGAGGCGCACTTCATCTCGCGCCGGCCGCGGCTGGCGTTCTGGTATCGCCTCGCGCTCGGCCGTCCACTGGACAACATCCGGTGGACCAACAGCACGTTCTGGTCACCGGGCTCCCGCGGCGAGCCGCACTGGTGGCTCCGGCTGGCCGGCTACCAGCGCCTCCTGTTCCGCCTCCTGTTGCTCTGGCTGGCGCTGATCACTCTGCCGGTCATCGTGCTGGTGATGCTCGGCCAGATGCACTTTCTGCTCCAGCTGGCGCACCTGCATCTCGCTGCCGCCGCTCCGGTGCTGGTGCTGATCGAGCTGCACTCGATCCGTGAGCGCGGACTGCGCATGCCGCTGCCGCTCCGGGAGCAGGCGATCGAGCGCGCCCGCGATGAGGTGGCCGATGAAGAGCTCGCCGCGGAGGAGACGCCGGGCAAGCGCGTGTGGCGCATGGTCACCATCGTGGAGGGGCGCCGCGACTGGCAGCGCGATGTGGTGGAGCCGCTCGCGATGGCGCTGGCCGACACGATGGACAACGTCTACCGCCAAGGGGACACGGACTGGATCACCGTGCCGCGCAACTACCTGGTGCCCGGCGGCGGCAAGGTGGAGATTCTTCTGCCCACCGGCTTCAGCGGCGGCATGGAGGCGAAGCGCCGGGTGATCGAGAAGACCGTGGCGGCCAAGCTCGGCATGCTCGATCCGTCGTACGACTGGCAGGTGAGCGGCCGGCACCCGCGGCTGCTGGTAAGTGCTCCGCCGGTGCCGCCGAAGGTTGCTCCGTTCGCGGAGTACGCCGCTCTGCTCCGGAGCACGTCTGAGGAGTACCGCCCGGTGCTGGGAGTAGGAGCAACGCGCTCGGAGCACGGGGAGCTGGTGAGCGCGGAGATGGTGGACGCCTCGCCGCACATGGCGCTCAGCGCCGGTACTGGAGCAGGCAAGAGCATGCTCATGCGCTCCATCATCATGCAGGTGCTCTCGTGGGGCTGGAATGTGATCGTGCTCGACTGGAAGGCGGAGAGCCACGAGTGGGCCAAGGGCCTTCCGGGAGTGCTCTACGTGACCACGGAGCAGGGCATCCACGACATGGGAGTGCGCATCGCGGAGGAGATCGACATCCGCAAGGCGCTGAGCAAAGAGGAGCGCGCGCTCCGTCCCCGCACTCTGGTGGTGCGCGAGGAGTGGAACATGACCGCCGCTCTGCTGGCCCGCTACTGGAGCGCGCTCCGGAGCACCGCTGAGCAGGACGAGCGGCGCACCATGCCGCTGCGCTCCCCGGCCCTGAGCGGCTTCGAGAGCCTCGACTTCGCCGGCCGTAGCTTCGGGCTGTTCGACTTCCTGGCCGCTCAGCGCATGAGCAATAGGGTGTTCAACGGCAATACGGACGCCCGCGAGAATTTCATGATTCGCATCATGGCACGCTATACGCCGCAGACCTTCCGCATGCTGATTCCCGAGGTCAAGCCCATTCGCAAGCCGAAGGAATTGGGCCGCTGGCTGGTGTGGGCGCAGGACGAAATCACCTTTGTGCAGGCGTTACTGATCAGCGATGAGGAGGCTCGGGAATTCGCCACCTCGGGTATTACCCCGGCCCCCTCGCCGTGGAGCACGGGCGCTGCCGCAGCTAGCTTCAGCGGACGCAACCCATCGGTTGCGCTGGGAGATGACTTGCGTCCTGACGCCACCGGACGCAGCGACCGTCCGGCTATCGAGGCTCAGGTATTGAAGCCGTTGCGCGAGCTGGCCGACGATGTCGAGCACCTGGGAATCACCTATCAAATGGTGCGGAATGCGGCCAGGGCGGACGGCCGCGGCGATCGCTATTTCCCTCCGGCCGATGGTGGCAACCAATTCAGCGGTTACCTGTATGACGCAAAGAAAGTGCAGACGTGGGCGCGGCAGAAGCGTGCGGCCGAGGCGGCACAGAAAGAAGTGAATGGCTCATGACCAAGCGCGAATGGATGCACCTGATGTTCACCGCCCGAGTGGGCGCACGGAACCGGCAGGAGCGCATGTGCGTGGTGGCGCAGCGCTGGAGCTACCACGGCCGGAGCGGCTGGCACTACATGGTGGTGGACGCCACCAGCGCCGCCCGTGTGCGCTCCTTCCGCTCCCGTGGCTTCGACGCCAACGGAGTGGCGCGATGAGCAACGTCGGGCCGGAGAGCGTCAACAAGAAGGACAGAGCAGATCTGCTCTTCCTTATCGATCGCAAGCTGAACGGAGCACGGCGGCAGGCGGCAGTGCTCTTCGTGCGCCGCCGCAACGACGTGAGAGCACTCCGCAATCTAGAGCAGCGTCTACTCACGCTCCCGGATCTGGCGGAGCAGAAGAACAGCATGCTCTCCCCGGAGCAGGTGCTTCGGATCGTGGAGAGCAAAGAGCAGGGAGCAACGCTCCAGCAGCTTGCGGAGCAGTACTCCTGCTCCCACGTCACCATCTGGAGAGCACTCCGGAAGTGGGCGGAGCAGGAGCACCTCGCGGAGCAGAGTGAGCAGCGCGAGCCGGAGCACGCGGACGGAACAGAGCAGTGAGGCGCGCCCGCGGGTGGCGCAACGCGGGGTGCTACGTGTGGCGTACGCGCAAGCCGCACGCTCCGATCGGGATGCCGATCATCGGGCGGCACTTCGCGTACGCCGGCCAGAGCAACAGCCGCTATCACCGGGACATGCAGCACCGCTACGGCGACCCTGCCCGCGGCATCCTGCCGGCCAGCTGGAGCGACTTGGACGCCAAGGTCTACCCGCTGCCGATGCTCTTCCCGGGCTGGAAGTGGGCGCGCCTGCGCCAGGAGCAGCTGTGGATCAAGCTGCTGTGCCCGGTCTACAACGTGCTGGAGCAGCCGCGCTGGAACCTCCGCCGGATCAGCCGGGCGGAGGCGGCGCGCCAGCGGGCGGCCAGGGACCGGCGGCGGCGCAGCCCCGGTACGCAGACACTAGTTGACTTCCTAGTGACATCAGTTAGGCTGATGCTGCTGGCCGCGCTTCTTGTGGGGCTGGCGTGGATCCTCATGGAGGCGAGATGACCGGCAAGGCGAGTAACGGAGCGGACGCGCTGAACGCGGCACGATGGGCGCGGCATCCGCTGCACGCATTCGGCGATGGGCCGTGGCTCATCCTGCCGGAGTGCCCGGCCACGCGCGGGCACAACACGATGCAGGCAGTACGCGGCCGGTTCGCCAGTGATCGTGCGACCGAGCCGAAGTGCATCTGCCCCCGCGCGCTGAAGCTGCGAGCTGACTACTTGGAGATCCGGAACACCAGGAAGAGCAACGCGCGGCGCTTCACGCCCGAGCCACCTGCTCCGGCCGTTCCGATCGTGAAGCCGGAGAACGAGGTTCCCGTGAACAGCAAGCTGCCGATCTACATGACCAACGTGAAGCGGCACAGCACCGCGGAGATCCCGGATCTGAACGCGGGCGCTTGCCGCACCAAGCCGGACGCCGTCTGGTTGATGGACCGGGCGATCGATGGCGTGACCAGCGCACTGGAGCGAGCACGCGATGAGCTGTGCTTCCGCTGCCCAGTGCGGCAGGCGTGCCTGGAAATGGCACTCGCCGGCGAGGAGCCGGCGGGTGCATGGGGCGGGCTGTACGGCGGCGCGAGCCCGGCGGAGCGCCGCCGTATGACGGAGCTGCGTGACGGGCTGGTGGCGGCATGACGCGCGATCTGGTGGTGCGGTGGAGTACCGGCCTTGCGCCGGTGGGGACGGCCAGCTGCACACAGGCGGCGCGGCGGCGCTTCCTGGCCGAGCTGAAGGTGATGCAGCGGCGCGGCGAGATCGGCACCGTGTGGACGGACGCTGAGAGCGAGGCGGAGGCGCGCCGCACCGGGCAATTCGTGGTGCGCTACCAGCGCCTGCGCGAGCCACGCTCCAAGACGTTGCACTATGGGCTGGCCGCCGGCGCCGGGCTGGCCGCCGTGCTCGGTACGGGCTGGCTGCTGTGGATGGCGCGGCACGTCATCCTGTGGGGCCTGCTGATCGCCGTGCTCGTGGTGCTCATGACGGCGCGCGTGCTGGCGGGCCACAGCCCGGCGTGCGTCGGGTTGCACTGCGGGGGGTGCCGGGGATGAGCGGAATCGTCAGCAAGCTGATCAGCAACGCCGAGCGTTGCCGTGATCAGATCATCATGCGTTCCCCGCTCACGGGCATTGCGGCCACCTTGGCGCAGTGTTTGAAGCTTCAGGAGGAGGCTGGCGAGCTCGCTGAGGCGATGCTTGGCACGCTCGGCCAGAACCCACGTAAGGGGTTCAGCCACACGCATGACGACGTCATGAAAGAGATCATCGATGTCATTCTGACCGCCACAGTGCTTGCCGTTTCGATCGAGACGGCGGAGACGTTCTCCACTCGGTTGGATGAGCGGCTGGACTTTCTCACGGCGCGGGCCGAGCGATGAGCCCCGTATGGATGATCTGCATCCCCACCATCCCGCGGCGCGCCGAGACGTTGCAGCGCGTGCTGCTCGACCTCATGCCGCAGACCGAGGCGGCGGACGCGTGCGGGATGGTGCAGGTTGTAGGTTGGCTCAACGTCGGCACCCCCCGCATTGCGGAGATTCGTGACCGTCTTGTGACCTACGCGGCGGAGCGCGGCGCCGAGTACATCTCCTTCGTGGATGATGACGACCGGCTGCCGGAGTACTACGTGGCGGAGGGGCTGGCCGCCATGGAGCACAACCCCGATCACGTGGGGCTGCTGCTGGACTACTGGAAGAACGGCGAGCAGCGCGCCGTGGTGGAGCACCGCCTCCTGCACCGGCGGTGGCAGACGCTGAAGGCCAACCCGCTGACGCTGGTGCGGGACTTCACCCACATCGATCCGATCAAGGTCTCGTGGGCGCGGCGCGGCCGGTTCGCCGAAGCGCGCCCGCATCAGATGGAAGATCGCATTTGGGCACAGCAGCTGCGCGATGTCGGCTTCACCGCCCGGCGCGGCGCCACAGAGGTGTTCATCAATAGGATCATGTACCGCTACATATGGGTGCCGGACCAGAGCGCGTGGGACACGAAGGACAAGCTGACCACGCTCGGCATCCCGATCCGCCCGTTCATCGCCCACCCGTATTTCACCTGGCACCCGGAGAGTCTGTGATGACCAACTTCAAGGAAGAGCTGGAGAGGTGGGCAACGATGCTGCCCGATCCGGCCAAGCAACACGCCTCGCAGATGATCGCCGGCGCAAGGGCCTGGCCGAAGATCAAGGAACGGCTCACCACTCCGGTCGACGTACCGCCGTGGGTAGGGCCGCTCGACATGTTCGGCATCCCGGTGCACGTCCGCACAGACTGGCCGTCGAATCTGGTGGCCATTACCGACCAGGAAGGTAACGCCATGTCGGCGTGGATCATCAATGACTGACGCACGCATGCTGATCATCGTGCCCACCCGCTCGCGACCGGAGAACGTGGCGAAGGTGGTGCAGGCGTGGGAGGACACGGACGCCTTCCGCCACGCCGACCTCCTGTTTGCTCTGGATGTCGATGATCCAAAGTTCGGCGATTATCGAGAGGCGCTGCTGAACACTCCTGGGCAGGTGCTGCGCTCCGAGCTAATGGAATGGCGCCCCATGGTGAGGAAGCTCGATACGGTGACGCGGTGGATGGCGCAACGCGGCGCGTGGTACGCCATCGGCTTCGCCGGCGATGACCACCTGCCCCGCACGCACGGGTGGGCGGCCAGGTACCTGGAGAAGCTGATCGAGATGGGCACCGGCGTCGTGTCGTGCCCGGACGGCTACCGCGGCGATCAACTCCCGACGCAGTGGGCCATGACCGCGGACATCGTGCGCACGCTCGGCCGGATGGTCCCGGCGCCCGTGGAGCACCTGTACTGCGACAACGCGGTGCAGGACCTCGCGGAGGCGGCAGGCTGCTACGCATACCTGGAAGACGTGCTGATCGAGCACATGCACCCGCTGGCCGGGCGCAGCGAGTGGGACGCGCAGTACCGCAACGTCAATCGCCCTGCGCAGTACCGCCGGGATCAGGCGGCGTACCGGGCGTGGCACGCTGCCGTGGATAGCGGCTCGCTGCATGGGCAGTTGCTCGCAATCCGGGAGCTGCGTGAGGAACGCACGACCGCTACCGCGCCGTATCCCATCACGGAAACCTGTTGACATCCAAGTGACTTCCTGTAGGCTGGGATTCATGACGAAGGAGAAGGCCGTGGATGACCACCTGCTGTGCTTCGGGTGCCTCAATGACGCGATCCGACTGACCAACGAGTTGTGTGACGACTGTGCCGGGCTGACGCCGGGTACGCGGCCATGCAGCAACGAGCGCGAGCCCAACGGTCAGCCGTGCACCGGCACACTGACCTTCGAGTCTGGGGACCTCCAGGCAGAGTGCCCGGTCTGCGGAGCTTGGACGGGACGACTCGCGCCGGGTCATGAGCAGGTCGTCACGGCTACCGGTTCGAATCCCCCCGGGAGCCCGTCGTGATCGCGGTGGAGCGCGGCGCGCTGATCGCGCTGATCAAGTGGGCTCAGTCCATGCCGGTCGGTATGGGGCCGGAGCACGAGACCCTTTCGGATGCGTACGACGCGCTGGAGCACTGCATCATCTTCGACGTCGGCCCGGTCGACCCCGAGGTCCGCGCGGCCTACTACGCGGCCCACGGCCCGCTGACGCCAGGCACCCGCCCGTGCAACAACGAGCAGGAGCCGGACGGTGTGCTGTGCACCGGAACGCTGACGTTTGCGCTCGGCGATGTCCAGGCGAAATGCCCGGCCTGTGGTGGATGGATGGGGCGCCTCGCTCCCGGCCATGAGCGGGCCGTGACGCCTGCCGGTTCCAATCCCGGCGGTGCCTCATGACCGCGGACTTCGAAACCGGCGACTGGGTCACCATCACCGGCCGCATCAAGGAGCTGCACCCGAACCAAGTCGACCTCGGCGTCGAGGTGTTCTCCAAGACCGACCAGTACACCGCGTTCGTCCGCCGCGACCTGTGCGCACCCACCGCCAAGCCGATCCCCGATGAGCCCGCCGAGGGCTCGGTGGCGCTACTGAACGGGGCGACGGCATACCAGCGCATCAGCGGCGTCTGGGCGGCCACCAACGGCGCGCCCCGGGTCTTCTGGGAAACGCTCCAGGAGCTCGGCGAGGTCGAGGTGATCCACCATGCGTAGCCGCTGGCGGGCCTACCTGCCCACGTTCCGCTGGGGTCGGTTCCGGCTGCTCCACGAGGACCAGGACGGCGCGTACTTGCCGATCCGGATCACGCAGATCGTCGGCGGCAAGTGGTGGTCGCTCAGCCTGACCCGGACCAGCCCGGTCCGGAAGGCGGACCCGTCTCCGTTCGGCGAGGCGCTCAACGCGATGACCCGGGCCATGGCAACGAACGTCCGTGACTGGGGAGCCGACCGGATGGACGCCTTCCTGTGGGGCGTGCTGCTCGGCTGGGACTGCGACGAGCAGCACGAACACGACGAGATCGACTGCTCGCTCGGCGCGATGGACGAGATCGCTGCCCGGCACGACTGGGACGCCCGGCAGGTTCAGCGGGTCCGGTCGCTCCACCGGGCCGTCCTGGCGGCAGCCGACCAGCGAACGAGTGTTTCTGAGACGTAGCGCCGCAGCGTGCGACACTCGATCGGTGAACCTAGACCCCTCCACTCTTGCCGGCATCATCACCGCGGTCGGCACCTTCCTTACGGCGATCGCGCTGGTGATCAATGCGGTCACCGCGCGGCGTCGTGACAAGCGGATCGAAGGCAAGGTGGACACCGTGCACACGATCGTTAATCAGCAGCGCACGGACATGCAGCGCTACATCCGGGCGCAGTCCGCGACCCTGAAGGCGCACGGCATCGATCTGCCAGTGGATCAGAGCATCGACCCAGAACAGGACGAGCGCGACGCCGGGTGACGGAGACCTGTTGACATCCGAGTGACTTCCTGTAGGCTGAGGTTGTAGCCGAGCGAAGGAGCAGCGAGATGAGCAACGCGCAGGAGATCGACCGGATGGCGCAGGAGCTGGCCGACCTGAAGGTCAAACTGGACGCGGCGAAGGCCGCGAAGGGAAAGGCGGACCGCGAGGCTCGGCGGGCGGCCCAGAGGGCCGAAGAGAAGGCGCACCAGGATCGTATGCACGCCGAGTACGCCGAGCCGTTCGGCATCCCGCGCGCCGTCTCGGGCAAGGTCTACAGCCTCGCCTGGGAGCACGGCCACGCCAGTGGCTACAGCGAGGTGGAGAACTACTTCCAGGACTTCGCCGGCTTGGCGCAGACCGCATATGAGCAGGGTTGCGCGGACGGCAAGCGCGCCCACTGAAGCACCGAAGCGCCCCGCACCAACGCCTTGACGGAGAGGCTGGTGCGGGGCGCTTCTATGGGGCGCGAGAAGGTCTAGAGCTACGGCGCTCGCACGATGTGGTTGGCCGCGCCGGCCAGCGGACCGGCGTTGAAGTAGGCCGAGACGCTGTGCATGCCGATCGCGTATGCGCCGGCTGCCGGCTGCCACGCCCCGTATGCGTAGGCCGCCCGCTTCTGCATGAGCTTCACTTCGGCCAGTAACGCGCTCGGCACGGCGTAGGCGGTAGCTCCGGCGCCGGCCGCCTCCTCCGGCTTCACCATCCAGCGGCTGTCCGCGTACCACGAGCCGGTCTCTCGCAGATGCTTCAGCGCAGCGCCGCAGTGCGCGTGATCGCTGTTCGGGTCTTCCCAGTGCATCGTGTACATGCCCGGGTGGTCGAGCCCCGCCGCCGCGTCACTGTCCATGAAGTAGCGCATCACCTCTTCGGCGTACTCCGCACTGACCGCGTCCGGGAGATCCTGGCTGCCGTTCAGGTCCATGCCGAAGTGCACCCGATCCTCCGGCACGCCGAGCTGCTCCCAGCTCGCCAGCAGCTCGGCCGTGCGTGCCAAGCCGAACTCCATCTTGCTAAGCGGCTCGTAGCTCTCGTGGGCAGGATCGTGGAAACCGCCCCACCACGGGCCGGTGTGGATCTCGCCGTTCAGCTTCTGGATCACGTTGGACGTGGAGCCGTTGCTCATGAGCACTACGTGCACCTCACGGTTGGCCAGCACGTGGTGCGCCGCCACCTGAGCCATGAACAGCGCGCCGTCATCCTGATGCGGCTCGAAGAAGTAGACCCGTCGCCCGGTCGGATCCCAATTGATCGTCACGCGGCGTGCCCGGCGCGGATCGGGGCGTCTCCGCCGAGTCCGACCGCCACGCCGGTGTCACTGGCCGCCGGCGCGAGCGCGATGCCGAGCGCGGCCAGCACGTACACCGCGATGTCCAGCAGCTCGCTGGCCGTCACGCCACCGATGATCGCCACCGCGAGCGCGCCGAGACCGGCCAGCAGCGCGCCGACCGTGCTCTTGACCCACGTGTGCCCGGGCACCAGCGGCACCAAGTAGACCTGGAGTGCCAGCGTCACACCGATCAGGATCTGCACCCACTCCGGCCCGGTCGGCGCGACACCCTTGTCGATCCACGGCACGAACACCGCCACCACCGCGTACAGCAGCGGGATGAGCGCCACGTATAGCTTCCCCTTGACCATGATCACTCCTGCGTTTCGTTGAGCCCCGTTGCCACCGTGGTCAGCGGGGGGACTTCGATGGAACGATGATCTGGTAGTCCGGCCGCTTCAACGGCGGCTCGCATCCGATCTGGTGGTACCGGCCGCGACGCGCCAGCGTCACCCGCACACCCGCCTCCGTGAGCTGGCCGGCACTCTCTATCGCTTCGATGTCCGCGGCCAGCGTCTCGCAGTCGCGCTGCTCACTCTGCTCCACGTAGCGCTCGGCCGTGCGGTTGATGTAGATGGCGCCGAGCCCGACCACGATCACCAGCGTGGCGGCCAGCAGCGCAAGCAACCAGCCACTGCGCCTCTCGCGCCGTTGCTCCTCCGTCATGCGCGCATCCTAATCGACATTCGTTGATCTACCGGCTGTTCAGGTAGACGGCGAGGCAGGCGAGGAGCCCGGCGCAGGCGATGGCTGCTCTGGCGGCGTAGTAGATCCACCAGCTCCCCTGATCCGCGCGACCGCCTCCGCCCCGAACGGCACTCCCAGCAGCGTGGCCGCCAGCACGAGGAACGTTTCGTTCACGTCGGCCGGCGCCACCATGAGCATCTGCCAGCCGATAATGAACCACGCGCCCACGAACGTCACCACGTCTCGCCAGCGATCCCGCCGTGACGGACGGCTTCCAGTCTGCTGCTCCTGCTGCGTGCCGCTCACTCATGCCAGCCCTTCCCGAATCTGCCCCGCCGATCAGGTCGATCGATCTTACGGGAGCGGTATCAGGAACCACCCGGCTCGCCGCTGCCGTCCGCGCCCTCCGCCATCTGCTCCGTGGCGTCCGCGATGCGGATGAGCGCGCCGCCCGGCAACGTGTCCTGGTCGTACGGCTTGTTGTAGCCGAGAGCGAACCGCAGGCCCGCGGCGAAGGCGTCCCGGTTGGCGCGATCGGCCTGCGTCGCGTTGGGGTCCGCGGGCACGGCGGTGGCGCGCGCGATGCTGGCGAAGTATTCCTGGATGTCCATCTCGTCCTCCTGCTGGTCAGGTGGCATAGGAGCGAGCACGCCCCATGGCCGGGTGTCGTTCTCGGTAGCGGTGAGATAGCGGCCGGAGAAGTGCACGTGATTGGTGTGAGGGTCCGAGCCGACATAGACCACCGGCATGAAGTCGCGCTGTCGGCTGTAGATCTTCCGGTTGAAGATCACGTATTCGAGCCGGCACTTGTCGGTGGCGCTCAGCCACTTCGTCCGCTCTCCGGCGATCACATCCAGGACGATCCGCTGAAACCCCCGCCCGTTCGGCCAGGGGCCGGTGCTGTCGATGTCGAGCGCGTGCACTTCGTTCTTGTCGTCCACATCGTGATCGCGGAGGTGGACGCTGCCCTCGTCCGGCGAATGATCGGAGCGAGACGTATGCGCGCTGTCCCCGATCGAGCCGTCAGCGCCCTTATCCCGACTCGGCGCGAGCTGGTTGAATTCCGCCCGCAGCTCGATCAGGCAGGGAATCAGGACCCATGCCATCAGGTGCGCTCCGGCCAATGCCAGGTGCCGCCGGCCTGGTCTGCGCCGTCGAACAGCACCGACTCATGGAAGAACATGCCGGACGGGTTGAGCACCGCCAGCCCGAGGTTAGTCGGATTCGTCACCTGTGTGACCACAGCGGCGCGGCACTGCGATTCATATGCCTGGCCGCCGTCTCCCCGCGGCGGCGTGCCGTGGCTCACGTAGTGCACGATGCGCCCGACGCTCGGCTTCTGCCAGTTGCCGCCCTGCTCCTGCTCAGCCATGTTGCCCCTCGTTTCGGTAGATCGGATTCATGACCACCTCAGTACCCGCCCCGTCCGTAACGCATCTCGTGCGCCTCGCGCTGCTGGTTCATCGCGCGTTCCTGCGCCTTCCATGCGGCCAGCTGCTGCGCGCGCGACCGGCGGCTGTTCTCGATCGAGTCCCAAATCAGCTTGGTGAAACACACGATCGCCGTGATCACCAGCGCCGTAATGAACAGCGGCCAGATCACATCGTTGAACAGGTCCATCGAGCTCTCCTCGCCTCGCGTGAATGAATGTCACTCACTCTACACCGGCACGCTCTCCGAGCCGTAGCGCGTAGCGGAGCTACCGCTGGACGATCCGAACTTGGTGGTCAACAACGTCTCGAAAAAGTCGTGGATATCCGCCACCTCCTGATCGGTGAAATTGGCAGGCGCGTTCACGGCCACATCTACGGTGATGATGCCGTTGCCGATGCCGTAACCGACCTGTACACCGTTATTGAAAACGGGCTGGCTTGACATGAATTCCTCCTACTGCATGAAGCGGAGCGGGACGGCTCGAATCGCGGGAAAGTTGACGTTGCAAGTAGTAGCCGCGTTGCGCTTCGCCTGGATAGCGAAGGTCACGGCAGCGGCGCCGGCCGGGATGATGACCGGAAGTCGGCTCTGACACATCACAGCCAGCGTGCCGGTGAAGATCAAGTTCTCGCCTTGGCTGAGCGCGTGCCCGTTGCCCGTACTGCCCGCGGCGAACGTCATGCCGCCCGAGCCGGCCACCGAGACAGTCAGCTCTGTTGCGCTACTGGAGATCAGCCATCCCGAAATGATCACGTCCACCAACAGTGCGAAATCGGCGCTCGGGTTGGTAATAGCACAGCTGAGCGGGCTGGACGGCAACGCCGCGTAGCTGCTGGATGTGATGGCGTTGGTGGCGCTGCTGGCCGCGCTGGTGGGCGCGGGGACGGACAGCAACAGATCCAGCTTGTCGGCCAGTGCCTGGAGCTGCGCGGGACCGTTCGGAGCCTCGGTGCTGGCCGGGTACGGGATGTCGAAATTCGTGGTGGTCGGCATGTTGATCTACCTAACGTCGCCATGACAAAGTGAGAGTCCAGGCCGGACCCCATGATCCCCGACCGGCGAAGATCACATACGGACTGCCGTCCGCCTCGTATAGCGCCAGCCCGCCGGACGTGCCGTCCAGGAACGCCTGCCCCCACGAGGTCGGGATCTCCACATAGGTGTCAGTCTGGCCGCGGCGCAGATTCGGCCCGTCCGTGGTGCTGGTCAGAGTCGGGGCGCCGGACGGCCGGAAGCGCTCGGTGACCAGCCGCAGCGTGGTGTCCTGCGCCGCGTTGGTGCCGCCCTTGTCTAGCCGGCGCACCTTGATGGCCGCCCCGGTGCACGTGGCGCCGGCCACCGTGGCGGCCTTGCGGCCGTAGAACGCGCACCCGATGTGATTGCCGTTGCCGCCGTACTGGCCCTGATACGTATCATCCGTATCGGTGCGCCAGCGCGAGCCCTGCCGTGAGCGCGTCTCGATCGGCGTGATCACCATCCGCCCGGTCCGCACACCGATCGCCGCCGGTGGCGCACTGCCGCCCGTGACGGCGGCCGGGGCTGCGGTGCTATACCGCGCGAAGGCGAACCAGGTGGCGCCGGAACGCAGCACCAGCAGCGCATCGCCCACCGCCACCGTGAGATCGCGCGCCACCTCGATCACGGTGGACACGCCGCCGATCTCCGCGGTGCACGTGCTGCCGGATTTGACGGTGAGCGCCAGCGCCTTCTGCGCCGTGGGCAGAAACAGCGGATTCGTCATAGCGACCTCACCCGCAGCTTCATGCTGCCGCCGCCCGCGGTCAGCGGCAGACTCAGCTGCTCCACGATGTACGGCACGCCGTCCACCTCGATACGATCTCCGGCCTGAAGTGCCGGGTGCGGCACCATCTCCACGTCGAACTCCTGCGAGGTGGTGCGTCGCAGCGTATCGAGCCGGCTCCTGGCCGCCGCGTCCGCCTGCGCCTGCGTGGTGATTAGCGGCGAGTCGAAATACAGCGGCACTGGCAGCGGATTGAACGGACCGCCCGAGCGCTTCGGCCCCGTGGTGTCGTACACCACGCCGCGCACCAGCCCACCGTCGGCCAGTGTGCCCTGCGCCACCACGGCGTTGTAGACGCCGTCACGGCTGCTGGTGCCGGTCGCCTCAATCACGGTGCCACCAACCCCCGCGCTCAGCTCCAGCGAGACCGTGGAGGGGTCTGTGGTGGTCGTGACGTACAGGAACCCTTCGCTCGTCACCTCCGCGGTGGCCGGCCAGGCGGCGAGGGTGGCGTTCAGCGCGTTGAGGCGGTCATCGTCATAGTTGACCGAGGCGGGTACCGAGCGATCGGACAGCACCGAGTCGAACTCCACGGTGAGCGCCGGCTCCACCAGGCTCTGAATGGTGCTCTTGAACGTGCCGGACGGCTGGAGCGGATTGACCAGCCGCGCCTCCTGGATCAGCCACAGCAGCCCGCCCGCCTGCACGTTGATCTGATCGCCATTCACCTTGGACTCGGTGATCACGTACCAGCCGCGGGTGAGCCATTCGGTCTGGTCATTGCCGATGCCGAGCCCCACCAGCACTCGCAGGAACTGACCGTTGGCCGCAAACGGGCTGTTGGTCTCGCCGGGTGTGTAGTTGTAGCGGATGCCGTCCAGCGTGCGCTTGGCGATGCGCGGCACAGTGAGCGTGAGGCGCTCCGGGACGTTGCTGCTCCGGTCCACTTCCTCCACGCCGGCCTGCACCGGAATGTCATCGTCCAGCAGCGTCTCGTCCAGCCAGCTCTCCACCCGCAGATAGCGGCGCTGGTTGCCGCGCAACAGGCTTGCCGCCGCAATGTCCGTGATCTCGATCATGGCGTGAAGTCCGCGATCTGTACGGCCAGCCAGGTGGCATGGTCACCGATCAGATCCGCCCACGTCAGCCCGGTGTAGAACGTCACCACGTCCGCCCACGTGAAGGCGCGCGCCGTGAAGCCGTCCGACCATGATTCGGTCTCCGCCACCTCCAGCACCCACGTGCGCCGGTCGTCTGTGCCGTCCTGGCTGAAGCGGTCCTCGCTGGCGCTCAGGATCGCGAGGTAGCAGTCCACGCCGTTGTAGCCGGCCACCGGTGCGCGAAGCTGGAGCACGCCTTCGGTGGCGCTGTTGAGCAGGGCCAGGAAGTTCTCCGAGCTCGACCACGCTTCGAAGAAGATCTCCATCTGGCTCTCGAACTGGCCGACGTCCCCGCTCACCACTACGTTGCGCCCGCCCACCTTGAACAGGCTGGCCTGCGGCTTGTACTCCTTACGCGGCCAGGACACCACGGTGAACTGACTGCTCTCGCCGCTCACGGCGTCCGACAGGATCGGCTTGCCGCCGGGCAGCGAGTACTCCGCAGCGGCGCTCTCATACTCGGCGCTGCTGTTCACCACCGCCACGTAGCTGACACTGACGCCGAACGGGAGCTCTCCATCCACCACCACCAGCCCCGGATCGGTCACCGCGGTATGGACGCCGTCCCGCAGCAGCGTGCGCTGACCGGCCACCACGCGGTAGATCGCAACGTCATCGCCCGGCGTCAGGCCGGTCAAGGTCACGGCGTTGCGCGGCGGGAACAGGTCGTAGGAGCTGATCGTGATGGCCGGCGCCGGGCGGATGGCCAGCGTGATGGCGCGGCCGATGGCCGCCACGCCGCCGGTCACCGTGATGGTGCCCGTGGAGACGCTGGCCGCCGTGGTCTGGATGACGCTGAACAGTGCGGCGAGCATGTCATCGCCGGTGGTCATATTGGTCAGGCCGTCAGCTATGAAGGTGGCAGGCGTGCTCAGCGAGGTGGCATCGTCCTGCTTCCACACGAACTGGAGCACGGCGTGGTTGTCGCCCACCACGGTCACGCCCGCGGTGTTGATGTTCTGCTGGCTGCCGTTACCCGCGGTGTCCGCCACGACTTCGGTCAGCATGTCCTTGGCTACGCCACGCAGCTTGATCGCGCGCGCGTAGGTGTCCGCGTTGGCCACGCCGCCAGTGAAGGTGACCAGCGGCATCGTGTCACCGGTCTGGAAATAGCGGCCCAGCAGCGCGAGGTTCTGATTCTCGGCGATCTTCTGCCAGCCGGTCGGCGTGTTCACCGAGCCCACGCCGTTGTTGCGGATGGCGGCGGCGATCAGTACGAAGTCCCCGGCCAGCAGACCAGACGGCGTCCCGGGCGTAACGCTGGCGTTGTTGCCCGTGGTGGCCGTTCCCAGCGTCTTGTCGGTGATCGTCATACCCGCTTGCCCACCTTCTCGCGGAAGGCGTTGCGCTGGTCGCGCACCTCGATCGCCCGTTGCGTGTAAGAGCGGAACGGCTGGCCGTCCAAGCTGACCGCCACGGAGCTGGTCACCTGCACCGGAGCGGCGCCGCCCACCCGCGAAGTCTGGCCGGGCGCGGTGGCCGCGAAGCTCAGCCCGGCGGCGCCGTATCCGGCGTTTTGGAGCCGGGCGAGGCGCGCCTCCACGGCGGCCAACCGGCTGGCGTTCACATTGATCGTGACGCTCACCGTCTTACCCTTGATCTGCGCGATCTCCTGCCGGGCGTTGCGCGCCTGAGCGGCCACCCCCGCAGTGTTCAGCGTGACTTTCGGCTTGGGGCTCGGGATCTTCAGCAGCTGAGCGGCGAGCGCCGCCGCCTGCGCCTTGGAAGCGCCCATGGAGACGGCGACCTTGATGAAGTTGGCGCGCTGGCTGCTCAGCGTCCCGTTCAGGCTGGTGACGCTGGCGCCGGTCTTGACCATGTTGGCACGCACCGCGTTGTAGGTGTCGGACAGCTGGGAGAGAGATTCGCGGTTCTCCCGGCCTTTCTGCGTGTTGACGCTCAGCGTCTCGCCGTTCTCCTTGGCCGCCTTCTTGGCCGCGTCCAGCGCCGCGCCCGCCTTGGTGGCGTCCGAGAACAGGCTCGCCTGCGCATCGGCGGTCAATTCGGCGGCGCGCGCGTTGTCCTCCAGCGCCTTCGCGTACAGCTCCGCGTCCTTGGCCGCCGCCTCCATCGAAGCGCCCACCCGGATCGCGCCGTCCGACGCGGGATCAACCCACGTCCCGACGCTGGTGCCCGCCTCGTTCAGCTCGTCGAACTTGCGCTTCAGGCCAAAGATGCCGTCCAGCGGAAGCACCTTGTCCACGGCAGCGAAGGCGCTGGTGATGCCGTTCAGCACCGGGCCAATGGCTGTGATGGTGCCGTTGAGCGAACTAAACGCCCGGTCAAGCACCAGCGCGTTCGCCTCGCCGTTCTGAGACAGATCGTCGAAAACGCTCTTAATCGCCTCGCCGGTTCCCTCGATACCCTCGCCGAAGGCGTCCATCACCGGCTCGGCGCGCGAGGTGGCGATCTCCAGACCTTCCAGCAGCGACTGCCCGGCGTTGGCCAGCGAGTCGGTCAGCGGTTCAACGAATTTGGACGTGTTCTGGAAGATCTTCTCGATCGTGTCGCCGGACTCCAGAAACTTCGCTTCCAGAGTGTCGATCGAGTGCAGCACCGGCTGCACGAACGAGCCGGCGCGCGCCGTCAGCCCGCCGAGCAGATTCGCGCCAAGCTGTTCGCCAGCGGCCTTTACCCGGCTGTCCCGGCTCACTAGCGCGATACCGCCGATGATGCCGACGCCGGCCGCGCCGCCCGTGACGGCCGCGCCCACCAGCCCGGACAGCACAGGCAGCGCCGCGGCGATACCGGTGATCAGCAGCGGCCCGCCGAGCTTGCCCGCGTCGCCCACGCCGTTGGCCAGCGCCTTCGCCAGCTTGGGACTGAACGAGCCGATGCCCTTCAGTAGGGACTCGCCGGTCCGCTTGCCAAGGGTGTCGTAGTCCTTCTCGACCTTCTTGCCCGATTTGCGAACGTTCTCCTCGAACTTGCGGAGACCGGCAGCGCTCTTATCGTTGATGACCGCATCGGCTTCGATGTCCCTAGCCACGGCGGATCACATCCAGCGCCTGGTCCACAGCCTCATCCGCGACCTTGATGAACTTCGGCCGGAACGCTTCCCACGGCTTGGTGAAGAACCCCGGCGTCACCTTCTGTCGATACCAGAAACCGCGGTTACCGCGGAGCGGGTGCCGGATCTCGCCATACAAGTCGAGCTTGTTCAGATCGGCCCGGTCGCCGTCACCGGCCGCCCGGCTCACTTTGATCCGGATACCGGCGCTGCGACCGCGCTCCTTCAGCTTGGCGGTGACGCGCCCCTTCGCTACCCATGCGCCGAGTCCACCGCTGGACGGCAAGATAGAGATAGCGCTACGCCGCACGTCTTTGCGCAGCTCCGGCAACGGCTTGCGAAGGTCGCGGCGCAAAGCATTGATCACGTCCCCACGCGCGTTGAAGGCGCGGATCTCGTTGGCGAACGCTTCGAAGCTGGTGCCCACCGCTACCTCCCCATCGCCTGGCTGTGCTCGGCGTGCAAGCCGTCGAACCGTGCTTCCTGCGCTGCCTTCATCTCGTCCAGCTTGTCCTGCAACAGCCAGGTGTCGAAGTCCCGCGGGTGCATCCGCTCCACCTCTTCCAGTGAGAGGTGGCGCTTCCGCGCGAACATGATCATTGTCCAGCGGAAGCTGTCATCCGGCCAGGCGTCGAGCCCTACGAAGGGTCCTCATCCTCCTCGCCGTCCGGCTCTCCTTCCTGGCCGAGCGTGCCCACCAGCTGCACCTGGATGCACAGCTCCGAGTTGAACTTCTGCCAGCCCGCGCCCGGCGGCAGCGTCTTCGTGCGGCGCATCGCATTCCAGCAGAGGTACCGGAGCTTGGTGGCCTGACGGCTGCCGTCCTCCTGGTACTCGTCGGACGCCTCGTAGGCGGCGTGGTCGCGCTGATCGGTCAGCACGGTCAGCACGTCGGTCAGGCCTTCCATCTGAACTTCGAACTTGAGTTGCAGCGTCTTCACGGGTGAGCCCCTTTTTCTACCGTTGATCTACCGTCAGTGTTCCGTGCGCCTGCCACCTCAGGACAGCGGCACCTGCACCGGCTCGCCTTCCAGCTCCAGCACCATCTCGAACTGCGCGAAGGCGCCCTGATCGCCACCGATGGGGCCGGGCTTGGCGCGCACCGTGAAGGTGTACTGCGGCTGGCCGACCACGTCCTTGAGCGGCTGCCAAACCACGTCCAGCAGGGCGCCGGGCTCGCTGTCGTTCAGTAGCTTCAGCAACCCGCCGGTTGCCAGCTTCTGGATGCCGGCGATCTCCCACGTCCAGGCCGCGGAATCGACATCGTTGATCGTGCCGTCCGGCACCAGCGTGCGGACCGTCTGTGTGGGCACCTCCGGCACAAGCCGGGAGCGCGTCATCTGATTGGCGTAGTCCGTGCCTTCGATGAGCACCTCGGAGTCCTTCAGGACACCGAGATAGTTGGTTGCTGCTGGCATCCCTCAGTCACTCCCTACCAATGATCATCAGTGCCGGAAAGTCTTCCAGCACTTCGGGGCCGATCGTGTCCACGTGAATCAGGTGCGCAAGCGCGTCCACCAGCGGCCAGCGGTGGTCCTCGATCCACGCCTCACGCGCCGCTTCGTCGTCCGGCAGCCGCACGATCACCGCCCATGCCGACTCGAAGACACCGGGCGCGACTCGTGTATCGAGCGCCCAGCGCGGCCAGGCGTCTCCGACGTTGCGGCTGAGCGGCTGGCGCTCGAAGCCTTTGACGCCGCTCACCGTGTCCAGCGCCGCTTTGATCGCCGGTCTGATCTCGAAGCCCATGGCGCGCTACCCGACCGGCGTCTTGAGGAAAGGCTGCTCCAGCTCGCGCGTGCTCCAGTCGCGGCCGGGCGGAACGGTAGACGGCAGCGCGAAATCGCCGCTCTCCCGCGGCTGCTCCGTGAACTGACGCCGCATGTACAGCAGCCGGGCGGCACGCCGCAGCAACGCCTCCCGCAGATCCACCGGGTACGCCACCGGGATGTTGCAGCGCCGCCGCTGCGCCGTGCTGGCCGCGGCCAGCTCCTCCGTCATCTCCTGCGTGGTGAAGCTGTGCGCGCCGGTGCCGCCGAGCCAATCGGACAGCTCGGTCGGGGTCGGGAAGCTGGCAGCCACCGAGACCGCCGAGACGAAGGCCTGTGCCCACGCCGTGCCGTCCGCCACTGTGCTGGCCGTGGCGACCCAGCGGCCGGCTGTGGACGGCGCGACCACCGCGCGGTAGACGTACTCGGCGAACGGCGCGACCGGCAGCGGGCCGTCCCACGCGGTGTACTGCGTGAAGATCACGGCAGGAGTGAGCGTGGTGCCGTCCGGCTTCGTGACCACCAAGGTCGGTAGCTCACTCGCCTGGACATCGATGATCCACTGCATGCCGATCACGAGATCGGCTGCCGCGCTGCTGCGCACCTGGATCGCCACCACGCTCACCTCCTTCCGCTCTCGCTGGCCCGCACCGGGCGGGGCTCAATCACCCGGCGCGGGTGACTGTCGTCCGCTCGATCAGGAGCCGACCGGGTCGTGCACGATCTGCCGGACGCCGTTGATGTCCGTGTTGGCGAGCGCCACGTCGCCGTAGATGCCCATGGTCACGTAGGCGAGCTGCGTGACGTTGTTGGTCTGCACGGTGGCGCCGAAGTCCCAGTCCAGCCGGTCCGGCTCGGACGCCCAGCCCAGCACCTTCGCCGGGTCGAACAACCACGAGTTGGTGGGGTTGGTCTGGCCGGCCGCGCCGAGCGCCCACGCCGGGACGAACACCGTGCCACCAATCTCGATGGTGGAGTAGAGCGCCCGCGTGGTGCCGCTGGCGTTCATCGGGTTGATCATCGGGTAGAGCTTGCGGCCCGTGGTGTCGGCAACACGCGCCAACAGGCGGTAGAGATCCTGCTGCGCCGCCGCCGCGCTGAAGCGGTTGCCGCCCCGGGCGAACTGAAGATCGGCCAGCGCCGCCTCCAGGTCAGCCACCGAAGCACGATCCTCGGTCGCGTCGGACGCCCCGGTCGCCACCGTGAGCGTGATGTCCGTGGCCGCCGTCAGCGTGTTGAGGAACGTGGCGACCGCACTCTCGCGCGCCTCCACGTAGCTACGCAGCATCTGGTCCCAGATGATGCCGGAGATCTGCGGATTGCCGCCACGCCGGATCGCCTGCCGCTCGATCTCCACCTTGCCCCACAGCTGCGTGGGCGTAATGGTCTGTGTGGTGACGGCCATGGCGCCTGGCGCAGGCTCGGTACCCGCGGTCGCCGCGGCCACCAGGCCCGAAGCGGAGCTGAACTTCGGCACATCGAACGGTGTGCCGTCTGCCAGGGTGCCCGCGTTCACCATGTCCCACAGCGGAGACGTGAAGTCCATCTGCGGGACCCACATGTCCGGACGGTCCTTGTTCGGCGTGACGCTGGCGATATTCGCCACGCTCACCGCGAAGGTGCGGCGCACCAGGTCGTTGACGCGCTTGAGCGCGCCGTCCAGGTCGACGCCGCTCTTCTTGTTGATCACCGCGTACAGGTCGGTGGAGAAGTCGTACTTCTGGCCGACGTGGAACACGTGGCGGCCGGGCTTGCCCTCGAAGGGCCGCTCGTAGCTGAAGCGATACGGCAGCGGCTCGGCCACGAAAGCGCCACCCACGTTCGGGACGATCTCCTGCGTGGTGGGGTCCACCACGGCGCGCGGCTCAGCGGGCGCGGCCGGAGTGACGGCGCCGTCCTGCACAACCGTGGTCACGTTGTCGTTCTGCCGGGTGGCGTTGAAGATCTTCAGCATGTCGTCCACGCTGAAGCTGGCCGCCGGCGCGGCGGCAGCGCCCGAAACGGGCGGCGCGGCGGGAACCGCGGTTGCCGGGGGCGGAACGGGGGTGTTGGTAGAACCGGGCGCGGGAGGGGCTGCCGCCGGCGTGGCCGGTGCCGTCTCCGGGTTGATGTCCGGCACAGCCGGCTCCTCTCCTTGATCGCTCGCCCGCACAGACGTGAGGCGAGAGTCCTTGAACGCGGGCATGGCCGTCATGCTGACTTCCGCCGCGAACGCGTTGGTGATCAGTTGCACGCCAGGCTTGTCGGGATGCGGGGCGAAGTCGTTCTGCGTCCAGTCCGCTCCCACGCTCAGCCCGTCCAGCGTGCCATGCTCGGCCAGCGCCAGCGCCCGATCACCTTCCGGGCCGGGGGCGATGCTGAACGTGCCCACCAATCCGGCGTCGGTCTCTTCCAGGCTGAGCGCGTAGCCGTAGGCCTGACTGTTGTCGTGGTCGCGCAGCAGCTTGACGCGGCGCAGATCACCCCACTTCAGCGAGCCGCGCGCGAACTCCCACAGCCGTCCGGCGTGCCGCGCGCTCTGGCCCCACGGGATCACCAGACCGGTGATGGTGCGCCGCCGCTGGTCGACGGCGAACGTTCCGCCGTCACCCTCGAACTCAAGATTGACGCGCGTCACTGGTGCCCCTTCCGGCCGCTTCGATCTCGGCGATGGTGGCCGGCGAGACCGGCACCCGCGGGGCGGGCGGCGGCGCAGGCGGCTCGGCCGGGGCGGCGCCCGGCGGCAGCCCTTCCTCCTGGCCGATCCACGCCGTGCTCATCACGCCCATGTCGTGATAGGCCTGCTGCACCTCGACACGAGTCTTCGGGTCGGCCTTGAGGTAGTCGTTCAGGTTGAACCGGGCGCGCACGCCGCGCTTGGTCACGTCCGGCATGCTGAGCCGCTGCGTGATGGCGGAGATGTACGGCGCCAGCAAGTCATTGATCTTGTTCTTGCGGCGATCCGTATCGTTCTGGTAGACGCGGCTGGTGGTGTTGACGCCCACCTCCTCGGGATCGAGCCCGATCGCCACCGCGAGCTGCTTGTCTACCGCGGCCATGAGCGCCACCAGCTGGAGCTCGGCCGGGGTCGGCTGCTGCACCGCGTTGTATTCCAGCGCCGCGGGGACGTACGCGGTGCTGCTCTCCTGCCGCGCCTCTCGCCAATCGGAGATGAATGCGCGGATCTTGTCCTGCGCCGTGCCGTTCTCGTCATCCACGAACGGATCACCGTTGGCTGTGTCGCGCGGAGCGAAGTAATCGGCAGGCCGCGGATTCTCGGCGTACCGCGCCGCGGCCAGGTCCAGCGCCATCGCGCGAATCAGGACGCGGCGGATGACCTTCATGAACGCCGGGTTCGGGGAGTCGAAGCGGATCACCCGGTTCCACGGGACCGGCTCGCCCTTCATGTACACCACGCCCGTGGTGGGCAGCTCGCTCGGCAGCCAACCCTGGTGGTACCCGGGCGGCGGCGTGAGGCTCACCTGAGAGGGGTCCATCCGGATGGCGCTGGCCGGATAGCCGCCAGCGTCAACCTGTGTGATCTTCCACCAGGCCACGGCGTCAAAGAGGAGATCTTCCACGGTTTGCGCAAGCGTGACGACATTGGCCACATTTGGATCGATCTGCCTGAATAGCGGATGATCAAGCACTTCGTTGCGCGCATTGATCGCTTCCAGCGGCAGATTCGAGATCCCGCAGATGGCGTTGCGCCCGCGGAGCACCGCCGGGATCTCCATGGCGTCCATCCGCCCGGAGACCGAAGTGCCGCGCCCGTTCTGGCCGAACATGCCGTTGATCAAGATCGAGTAGGCAGGCGACTCGTAGCCGTACGGGCTGGCCGCGAACTGTCTGCGCTCGGCCGCGGGCACGGAGAAGGAACGCTTCACCTTCCGCCAGAGAGCCCCCATGCTGCGGAAGCGTACACCGTAGGCACGCGCTTATGATCAGCCGCCGCTTACTGCCCGACGCCGGACATGAAGAAACCCCCGCTCCGGCGGGGGTTAATCCTCTATTGCTTGACCCATCCGAACCGCTCGTGATGCTCAGTTGGATAGTCGCTGTACAGGTGATAGAAACCCCCGTTCGGCGCGAGCCACACGCCGAGGTAGGTCGGCAGTTGCTCGCCGGTCTCATACGCGATACCCCAACCCGAGGCGTGCGCCGACTCGTCCACTTCGTCCGTCCGGACCGCGCTTGCCGATTCGGCAAGCGCGATCCACGTCCGCGCGCCGGTCATCGGTTCTTCAGCCAGTTGCGCATCTGACGTTCGATCTTGGCGCGGCTCATGTTCGTCGTGCTCTCCGCCTCGGTGATTGACGCATCAAAATCCGCCGCCCAGTACGTGAATCCATACACATCGTAGAAGTTGCTCGGGTGCTGGTGAATCGTCAGCTTGACCCAGGCGGTACCAGCCTCGTTAGTGACCTTCTGGCCGATCTCGAACTTGGCGGAGATCTTGCTCGTCTGCGTCATACCCATAGCCTACACGAAGTCACTCAGAAGTCAACTGGTCCGTCAAAGATACCCGGCCCGGTGGGCAAGATGAACCGCATGGCTGGAAGTGCGGGCGCCGAGCTTCGCGTAGATGCACTTCATGTGCGACTTCACGGTGTCCTGCGTGATGTGCAGCTCGCGTGCCACTTCCTTGCGAAGGCGGCCGGCCGCCACCAGGCGCATCACTTCGCGCTGCCGCTCCGTCAGCGGGGCGATCACTTCACCACCACCAGCCCGCCCACGGCGTGCAGCGGCGGCGGCATCGTGCGCGCCAAGTGCGTGGCGGCGGCCACGCCGTAGGCGGCGTCACAGTGTCCTTCGCCCTTGCGGCTGAAGCGCCACGTCGCATCGCCGCGCCACAGCTTTGCGCTGCCGAGCACCTGCTTGTCCAGCAGCTCCTGCTCCGGCACCGGGCTGTGCAAGATCATCCCGTCATCCACCATCTCCGCGAAACCCATACACACCGCCTGCACCTCGCTGCCGATCGCCTCCACCTGCACGCCCGGACCGAACTTCGCCACGGCGGCCGGGCCGGTGAGCTCAGCCGCTACCGCCTCGATCGGGGAGCCACGAAGCCAGCCCACCTTGCGCGGCCGGACCTTGCGTACCCATCCGGCCAGCTCCCGGCGCAGATGAGCAGCCGCGCCCATGCCGCTCCAGCTGGTGAGTACCTCCACCCGCACCTTGCCGTCCTCCACCATGGCGGCCACCGAGATGGAGGCATGGAGGCGATCCGGGCTCAGCTCCGGCACCAGCGCGAGGCGCCCGCGGTAGTCGGCCAATGTGCCGTGGCGCGCGCCCGCCTCCCAGCCGTCCGGGCTGACAGCCGCATCCAGAGACGGCACGTACATGCACATGATCTCCGTGCGGAAGCCGGCGATGCGCTCCATGTCCCCGGAGTCCGCCGCGGCCCGCGCTTCGGCCAGCAGACTGGAGCCGCGGATACGGCCAGGGCGGTTCATGTTCGGGTTGGCAGCCGCGAGCGCGTACGGGTCCGTCATGGCCGCGGACTTCCAAGCGCTCCACTCGAACAGCCCCAGCTCCTCATCGATGAGCGGCAGCCCGTCTTGCTCCGCCTCGATGTTGGCGATGCCGGTTTTGCGCAGCTCCAGCAGGACGGCGCTGGCCTTGTCGCCCTGGTTGGAGATGAGGAACGCCTGCGCATACGGCCGGGCGTTCATGGTCGGCAGCGCCGCGTTGTACGCGTTCCAGTTCTGATGCTCGCGCAGCTCGTCAACGATCAGCCGATCAATCGAGCCACCACGCGCGCCGCGCCGGTTGGCCGCCGCGGGCCGATACTTGCTGCCGCCGGTCGTCCGCCAGAACGGATCGTTGTTGTCGCGGCGGACGTGGCCGAACTCGGCGGCCAGCTCTGGCACGTCCAGCGCCATCTCCTGTGCGTCGTTCCAGACCTCGCGCGCCGTCGCGACCGTGGTGCTCTGGCCGACAATCAGCTTCCAGCACTCCACGAACAGCCAGAAGAGCGTGAGCACCTTGAGCAGCGTCGTCTTGCCGTTCTGCCGCGCCACGATCACCAGCAGCTTCTTGAACCGCGGGCGGCCGTCCGGCAGTAGCTCACCCGCATGAATGGCGAGCCACCGCTCCCACGGATCGAGCGGCATGCGCAGCACGTGCTCCGCGAACACCGCCACGTCGAACCCGTAGCTCGACGTCGGAGTGAGCGCGCAGGAGCAGCCACAAGGCCCCGGCGCTCCGGTGACGAGCGGCTTCGGGTAGAGGCGCGGTGTCGTGCTCCCGAGCACGTGCTCCGGATCGACCGCGTCCACCGGCGCCATGAACGGCGGACTCACCCCCCGGCGCCCTTAGTGCGCTCCGTCGCGCCACCGCGGAGCAGCGTCAGCGCCGTCTGCACGTTGCCGCCGATCGGCGGCGCGCCGGACTGCCCCGCCGGCGCGGCGGCCGGTAGGCGGCCCGGCTTGCCGGCGCTGTTGGTGGTGAGGTCCAAGCGCTCCAGTGCCGTGAGCAGCTTCGGGCCGAGATCGCTGGCCACGCTGTGCTCGGCCAGCGCGGTGCGCACCGTGTCCCACGCGCGCTCTATCTCGCGCTGCTCCGGAGCGGGGCGCACCATGCCGATCTGGTCGTCGATGAAGCGCTGGAGCACGCGGATGGCGGTGGCGTAGGTCTTGGTCGGAGCGGCCTGATCGATCAGGAACGCGTAGTGCTCCGCCAGCGCGCTGGCCGCCGCGTACCGTGCTCCGTGCTCCGCTTCCACCAGGGAGTGTTCCACCTGGGAGAGCAACGTGTCGCGCTCCGGAGTGCTCTCGTCCTGCTCCGCGTGCTCCAGCTCGCTCATGCCTGCTCCGTCTCCTGCTCTCGCTCCGCCGGGCGAGCGATCATGTCGTAGCCGGTACCGACTCCCGGAGTATGCGTGATCATCACCTGAACGGGCGGACCCCACTGGCCGAGCATCTCCAGCAGCAACGGGTGCGAGATCTGTACCAGTACCGCATCCGAGTCAGCGCCGAAGCCGTCACCTTCCTGCGCCTGCGGAAGAGCCATGTCGTCAGTCGTGAGCATTACGTCGTATGGCAGCTGAGCACGCAGGCGATCGCGGAGCTGTTGCGAATACTCCAACGTCGTATCGTCCGGCAACCGATCCACCACCAGGAGTGGACGCCCCATACCCGGAACGTTGGCGAGAATGCGCAACCTCATGCTTGCGGCGCTCCGTCCTGCTCCCGCGCGAGATCAAACACCGGAGTGCGCTCCGGAGCGCAGATGCGCTCCTGTTCCAGACGGTTGGCAGCGGAGAGCAGGCGGCTGGCGCGCTCCCGGAGCAGCTCCGGATCCACGTTGCCCGGCAGGAACAGGGACGGCGTGATCGTGATGGCCCGGCCGACCTCGGCGTGCAGCTCGATGCCGAACACCTCATCGTCGGTGATGCCGTATGTGTCGGCCAGCGCCTTCAGTGCCGCGCGCACCGAGGGGTGATCGTCGCCGTGCTTCAAGATCTTCGGCTGAATCTGCACGCCCGCGCTCCTTGTCTGCCGCGTCACCAAGTTGACGTGGATGTCCCGATGCGCCATGACGCGCATCGTACCGCGCGCTTCTAGTACTCACTCACTGTAGTTTGCTCACCGAGAGTGACAGGATCACGCTCCGGAGAGGGAGGATGG